ACCGCGCCACCGACGACGCGCTGGGGCTCTTCATCGACGATGTCACGGGTTGGGACGATCACGCCTACGCCTACGAGGTGGAATCGCCGTTGCTGCAGGTCCGCTACTTCTGCCGGGACGGCCAATAGATTCTACCGAAGAATATAATTCTTTTATTAACATAGATATTAAACCAGCTCTTTCACCTCTTCTGTGATCAGTTTTATCTAAATTATATGCTTTTACACAATTCCATGAACAAAATATTCCAGTAAATGTATATCTTTTTCTAAGAGGGTCATGTTTAGTTGGTAAAGTACATGGAGTACTATCAAATTTATGACAACACCACCAACAACAAACATCAGTCTCATTTGGCCAAGCTTCTTCTTTTATTACATTTTTTAGTGTTGTAACAACTCTAAAACGTTTCATGGAATTTTCTTTTATTACTTCATTTGAAGAAGTATATTTTTTCTTGTCTTTGTAAAATTTTTCAAATTTTTCTTGATTTAAATTAAGAATATTTTCAATTGGTATTTCAGTTTCTTCATCTGAATATTCATTTTCATTTATAATATTTTCATTTAATTTGTTAATAATATCTGAACGATAAGTATCTATAACTGGTTCAACTTTTTTACTAACTGTTATATTTAAATTCCCAAAAGAAATATTTTTGATATGGTTTTCTTTATTTAAAATAGGTTCTTCATCATCGCTATATGCTACGTTATGATTAAAATTATTTATATGATCTCTGTTAAGAATTTTTTCAGAATTTTCAATTTCATATTTCTTTTTACGACCTCGTTTCTTTTTTTCAACAGATTCTTCCTCGTTTTTTTGAGGAAGATCATTATAATAATTTTTAGGTTTTCGTCCTCTTTTTTTCTTTAATAACGACTCCATTAATAAAATTAAGAATAATTCTTTAAATAAATAGATATAAAAAATTAATGATTTGTAATGTTATAATGAAATCATTTTATCGAGGTTTGTTGGTTGGGATTTTACTTAAAGAAAAAATAACTGAAATATGTTCGTTTTTATTTATTAATGGAATAAATACAATTCATGTAATCAAGTTACTTTTATTTAAAAATGAATTAAATAAAATTTGTAAAACTAATATTGTTATTAAAATTACAAATGAAACTTTATTTGAAGAAACTTTCCATGGGAAATTTCAATCTGGGTGGAAATATTTTAATGATAAAAAAGTTTTAAAAATTCAACCTGGGTGGAAATATTTTAATGACAAAAAAGTTTTAAAAATTGAAATGGAAGATAATATAATCAATAAAGAAATAAAAGAAATTAAAATAAGTGATTTATTTGAACTAAAAGATAAGGATGAAAATATTATAAGTTTAGATATTCCATTTTTTGAAACATTTGGAAAAGTTTATATTTATTTTACTTATTTTGTAGATTCACAAAAATTTATAAATGTATATTCTTCATCTATGACAATTTCAAAAAATGATTTTATTCCCAAAATAATAGAAAATAAAAATATTTTATGTGCTTCTTTGAAATATAAAGATAAAACCGAATATATTTCAAATTATCTTAAGTTATTTTACAATAATGATGTAATAACTCCTGAATTAATTCTTATGAATTATGATAAATTAGATATTCCAATTGAAGAAACTAAATTAATTATTATCAAAGATAAATTAATTAAGGAATATGCATATAATGAAGTAATTGAATGAAATTTAGATTAATGGGGGTTTTAAAAATATTATTTAAAAAAATAAGTATTTTAGTAAATAAAAAATGAATTCAGAAGAATATATTTTATTTATTAAAACTGTTCAATCTCAAAGTATTAAGATTCTTATAGAATCACTTAAAGAAGTACTTACCGATATTAATTTATACTTTGATAACAATGGTCTTAAAATTATGACTATGGATAATGCTAGAGTTGCACTTGTTTATGTTAGACTTATAAAAGATAATTTTGAAGAATATCAATGTAAAAATAAAATTATTTGTGGAATCAATATGATTTATCTTTTTAAATTATTAAAGACTGTTAGTAATAGTGATGTTCTTACTATTTTTATACATTCAAACTCAAGTAATGAACTTGGAATTCGTATTGAAAATAAAGAAAAAAATACAATTACAGAAAGTTATCTTAAGATGTTAGATATTTCAGAAGAAAAATTAGAAATTCCTGATATAATTTATGATTCTGTTATAAGTATGCCATCTGTTGATCTTCAAAAATATTGCCGTGATCTTTCTGTTATCAGTAATAAAGTTACAATTATAAGTACAGAATCTCGTTTTATTCTAGAATCAAACGGAGATTTTGCTTCCCAAAAGATTATTATCGGAGAAGCACAAAATGGACTTATATTTAGTAAAAAGAATCAAAATGTTTCTGAAACATTTGATCTTAAATATCTTAACTCGTTTACAAAAAGTACAAATTTATGTAGTACTGTTGAAATTTTTTTAAAAAAGGAATACCCACTTGTTATTGAATATAATGTTGCAAATCTTGGAAAACTTCAATTTTGTTTGGCACCAAAAATAAAAGAAGAATAAAATTGATCAATATCAATTAAATTAAAGTTTTTTAAAAAAAATAAAAATAATCTTTATTTGTAAATGGCAACTGGACTTTCTACATCATTGGGATACTCTATACCTCAAGTCGGGGGTATGTATCCTCGCGCGGAATTTTATGATTCTGTTTCAAAAAGAACACCTTCATTAATGTATGAACTTGGGCTTAGTTCAATTAGTCCAGTATTTTATCAAGGTAAATTTATTAGTCCATTGGATGTAGCAAATAAAGATTTGTATTCTAGATTTGGAAAGAAAAAACATTTAGTTAATCGTAAAAAATTAATTAAAAGAGAAAAGTGCAAAAAGCTTAATAAAGATTGTAAAAAAAAAATAACAAAAAAAATGTGTGAAAAATTTTTACAATCGGGTAAAAAAATAAATCCATTAACAGGTAAACCAATTAAAAAAGATGGACCAACATATAAACTTTTAATGAAAAAATGTAAAGTCGTTGAACCAGTTATTAAAGATTTAAGTGGTATTAAACCTTTACATTTAAGTAGTATTAAACCTTTACATTTAAGTGGTAAACTTGATAAAAAAATTATCCCAAAAAAATTAGATTATCTTGATCTTTCTGTATTTACAGGTAAAAAACCAGAATTACCACCAAGTTCTTTTCGTCCAAGTGAATCTTTAAGAAAAATAAAATATCTAGGTAATCCAGGTGTACAAATTTATCCTGTATGGGTTCAGCCTCCTTCTAGCAAAAATGAAATTTCTGGAACAAAGTATGTTATACAACCTAGAAAATTTATATCTTTCAATGGAAAAGAATTTAAAATTGGATCTAAGGCTAATATAGATTATACTGGAACAAAATCAACAATTACAAATATAGGATTAAAACAACTTACTCTTAAAAAAGATCTTATGAGTAAGGAAAATAGATTAACCATAGAAAATTTTTTAAAATTTAATAAATATATTTAAAGAATAGAGATCTATAGAAATATAAGATGCATTATACATCTTTAAAATCAGGGGAAGCTTTTTCTGAAACATATGGAAAAGATGGATATATTATTCTAGATATAGGTGGAAAAAATGTAAATGGTTCTTTAAGATCTTTTTTTACAGAAAAAAACATGGAATATATTTGTGTAGATATGGAAGCAGATGAATCAGTGGATATAGTTGTTAAACCATGTTCAAAATTTCCATTTGATAATTCATCTATTGATTTAATAGTATCTACATCATGTTTTGAACATGATCCATGTTTCTGGTTAACATTTAAAGAAATGACACGAGTTATAAAACCAAATGGATATATTTATATAAATGCACCTACATCAGGATTTTATCATTGTTATCCAGGAGATAATTGGCGTTTTTATTCAGATGCAGGACAAGCATTAGCGTTTTGGTCTGGCATACAAATTTCAAATGAAGATATTTTTCCAGTTAAAGTTATAGAAACATTTAATATATTAGGAGATGCATGGAATGATTTTGTATGTGTATGGCAAAGAACTGAAAATAAAGAAACAAATATAACTATTTCTTCTGAAATTTTAAATACAATTGGTATTTTAGAAAAAAATATAAATAATAAAGGTTTACATACAAGAAAAAAATGTTAAATATTTTAATTTATTTAATAACTAATTTATTTAAAGAATGATAGTCATTATGACTAATGATGGAACAAGTTCAAAAACTACTTAAATTGCCACAATATGAACAACGTAGTCCTGAGTGGTTTGCACAAAGAAATAATGCAATTACAGCAAGTGATATACCAACTGTATTAGGAGAAAATAATTATAAAACACCTTGGAGTTTACTTTTAGATAAATGTAATAGTAATCCAAAACCATTTATTGGAAATGAAGCTACTAGATGGGGAACTTATTATGAAGATATAGCAATTGAAAAATATTCACAAATTAAAGGTAAAGAAGTTCTTTCTTTTGGGCTTATTATTCATCCACATTATCCATGGTTAGGAGGAAGTCCAGATGGAATTACAACAGATGGGATACTTCTTGAGGTTAAATGTCCACTTCGCCGCAAAATTATTCATGGAGAAGTTCCTCATCATTATCTTTCACAGGTACTTTTAAATCTTGAAATCTGTGATCTTGAAATTGCACATTTTATAGAATTTGTTCCTGGAAATAGCGATGATTCTTATGAAATTAATATAGTTGAAATTAAAAGAGATCGTGAATGGTTTCGACAAAAAGTACTTATTATGAAAGAATTTTGGGATTCTGTTGTTTACTATCGCTCAAATGGAATTGAAAATCACCCAAATTATAATTCTTATAAAGAAAGAAGTATTAATAAAAGAAAGAATACTACAGGAGGTAGTACCTTAGATTTAACATCAAATAAACCATTATTTATAGATACTGATGGGGATTAAAGGTCTTAAGAATATTATTAAAAAAAATGCTCCAAAAAGCATTAGTGAAATAAATATAAAATCTCTTAGCGGAACTAAGATTTGCATTGATTCAAGTATATTACTTTATAAATTTAAATATATGTATAATTCTGACAATTTTCATATAATTGGATTTATACATAAAATTATAGAACTACTTACATATAGAATTACACCAATTTTTGTTTTTGATGGAAAACCACCAGAGGCTAAGAAAGAAGTTCTTGTTAAAAGACACGATACTCGTGAAAAAATGAAGGAACGAATTAAGATATTAAAAGAAGAATTAGTAAATTATAATCCAGAATATATTAGTTCTGATTCTGAATCAGAACAAAATTGTAATTTAGACCAAAATTGTAAATTTGACCAAAATTGTAAATTTAAGTTGAAAGAACTTCAACAATTAGAAAAAAATTCATTAAATGTAAGTAAAAAACATTCAGATGAAGTTATTGAATTATTAAAAAGTATAGGAATTCCATTTTTAATTGCAGATGGTGAAGCAGAAGAATATTGTGCTTTTTTGCAAAAAAATAAATATACTGATTATATTCTTACAGAAGATACAGATTCTTTAACATTTGGAGGACAATTAATTCTTTTTAACATACCAAAAAGTAAAAATAATTTTTATTTATGTAATTTGAATTTAGTTCTTAATGAACTTGGAATAAATTATTCACAATTTATTGATTTTTGTATTTTGTGTGGTTGTGATTATACATGTACAATACCAAAAATTGGATCTGTTACTGCGTTAAATATTATAAAAACTTATGGAAGTATAGAAGCGTTTATTTCAAATAATAAATATTTAAATAAATATATAATTCCAGAAAATTTTAATTTTGTTTTGGCAAGAGAACTTTTTAATAAGAATGATTCTTTTTCTAAAATAAATGATGATTTTTCTTTTGAAACAATTAATAAATCTTTATTTAGAGAATTACTTTTAAAATATGAAATTAATTCCAATTTTGAAAATAAAATTATTAATTTAATTAATTTATTTCCAAAAAAATTTCTAGAGTATTAATAACAAAAGAAAAAATGCTCTCTTTATTTGGTTTTGGTAAAAAACATAAAACTTATCGCAAAGTAACTAAAGCTCGTAAGCATGTAATCAAAGCTCGTAAGCCTCCCACTAAAGTACTTAAAATGTGTAAAAAACTTAAAGTTAAAGCCACTTTAAAACGTGGTTCTAAACGTGTCTATAAATCTACACGCATTCTTGTAAAGCAATGCATGAAGAAACTTCGTATGATGAAAAAACACAAACTCAGTACTCGTCGTAAAATGAGTACTCGTCGTAAAACATCACGCGTTGGTAAACATTTCCGTTTTGGATCATGCGGAAGTGATAAAATGATGCTTGAATTTGGTGCATCTAAAAAAATTAAATTTGGTCGCCACGCAGCTGGAAAAGCAATGGAGTTTGGTGCATCTAAAAAAATTAAATTTGGTCGCCATGCAGCTGGAAAAGCAATGGAGTTTGGAAAAAGACCTAAAACCCACAAAAGCATGAAAAAAGTCTCTAAGGCTAATGCAATGGCGGCATTTAAGAAGTTTTATCGCCGCCATTGCCATGCAATAGGCCGTACTCGTTTTGGAGGTAATCCCCCACTTTACCAATCAATGGGTTATGAATTTTGCCCACTTGGACAAGGTGGTGTGTTAGGTGCCAATAGCACTGGTCTTTTTCCATCACCATGCTATGCATACAATGCCAAGGAAGCAGCCTCTGAAAAATCAGTAGTTCTTCCCGCTAGATATGGTGCAGGAGATATTAATCCAACAACTGGAAAAAAGGTAATGTTTGGTAAAAAACGTCGTTCTCGTAAAGCAGGTGTACGCCGCCGTGCAGTTTCACCAGTTCGTCGTCGCACAATGGCTGGTCATCATTATAAAATGTAAAAATTTAAAAACAAAGATTTTTTATAGTAATTGATTCTTCAATATTTTTAAGTGTATTTGTAATAGTAATTTCTCCATTTGGTTGATTTTTATCTTCTCTAATTCTATATGGTTTAAATATGTCCATTTTAAGGTCATAATTAAATTCTATAATAGCTCCTTCTTTGAGGTTTATATCATCAAGAGAAATTATATTTTTATAACTTTCTTGGTTATCGGTTAAACTTTTAAATATATAATTAGCTCCTTTTCGTGTTCCATAAAGATTTATTTTTTTACCTATTTTTTTAACAAGAAGATCAATTGTATGTAAACTTTTCCATTTAAAAAGAAGATTATCTCTTCCAAATTTTACTATTTCATTTATTGGAGTAAAAATAAGACCATCTATATTATTTTCGGTTGTTTTAACAATATGCTCCCATGTTTTATCTACTTCAGAACCATATTTGTAAAATATTTTGGTTTTAATATTAAAACAATCTTTTTCTTTAGGAACATATCTTTTTGTAATAAAATCTAAAATAGTAGCATATCTAAGATTATGACTTGTTTTCATAAAAGATGTTCCATTATAAGCATAACAATCATGAATAAGATAATTCCAATTTTCTTTTTTAGTTTGAATAACTTCTCCATCAAAAATACTACCTTCAAATATTTCTTTTTTTAATGAAAGTGTTAAAAAATAAAGATCATTATTTCTATTTATGAGAAAACACATTGGTTTATTATCAATATTAATAAGTAACATTACATGACGCTCTCCATCTGATTTTTCACAAACCATATAATCTTCTTTTTTAAGCATTTCTAGATCTTTAAGCATTATTGTTACTGGTTGAGGGCCTGGAAAATAATCACGAATTAAAGATATTTCCAAAATCTTTTCACATTCTTTAAATACTTTTTCTTTGAGTGCTGGATTTTAAACTTTAAATACAGAACCATTACAGAACAAAATAGTATTCATCTTTTAAATTTAAATTACTTATTTACCTTAAATTACTTATTTACCTTAAATTTATTGGGGTAAATAAATAATTTGTAAAAAATTAATTAAAAATAATTAAAAATAATTAAAAATAATTAAAAATTAATTAATATCTATATGTTGGGTCATAATCAGCAACATCTAATTCAAATGTTAATAAATGTTCTCTATTATTAAAATCATACGGAGTATTGTCATATTTAAAAAAAGATATTGTAAAATTTTCTAATGTAATAGGAGGGCTAAATTCAAGTACCTTTTTGTCAAAATCAGAACCTTTTAATGCTTTAAGCCTTCCTGCTGGACGAGAAAATCCTATTTGAACATTTCCATTTGTAGTTGTTGTATAATTATAATTCTGAATATTATCAGGTTCATTTGCATCATAAATAACCATAGCAAATTTCTGATTTGTAGCAACATCAATTGACTCAACTCTTTCAGCGGATCTATTTCCAAAATCCAACTGCATAATAAGGTATTGAGGATCATCTTTGAGATCATAATCAAAAATACCTACCAAACTTGCAATTGAAATTGTATGGGTCGTTCCATTATTTAAATTACTTTGTGTACATGTTCCTAAATCATCACTTCCGTAAATAACATTACTTGTATTTGATGTATATATCTGTTTATAAAATCCAAGAACTCTAAATGGACTACCAGATATATACCCAGTATTTGTAAAATCAATACTAAAAGAAACTGAACTATTGGTAATAATAATTCTATTTAAAATTGCAGCATTAACACCAGTACCACCGGATGAACTAGGGGCTGTTGCCAAAAAAACATTAAAATTATTTCCAGAATTAGTATGGGTATTTAAAGTATTTTCTAATTCTGACATAAGTCCTGTAAAAACACCAGTTCCATTAGCTTGATAGTTTACATTACCCTGTATATTAGAGCCAATAAGATATTGACCAGGTGTGAGATATAATGCCTGTTGAAGACCATTTATTGTAAGTAAAATTAAATTATTTTCTGAATTAATATTGTAACATGTTTTAGGCATCATAGCGGCTATTAATTCAATTCTTTCAACATTTCTATGTGGTTCCATTAACTCAACTTGATAATAAGAAGGTGTTGGGTAAAGTGAATAATCGCGTTGTCTAGAATCTATAATTATAGTATGTTTACTAACAACCTTACCTTTTTTTGGATGTTCTTTTTCGTATTTTGAAAGATCCATACCCTCAAGAGGTACTTTGTAATAATCTTCATTTAAATTTGAAGTATCTACTCCAAGACTATCAAGTTCTTCTATAGCATTTCTTATACCAGTAAGGTTATAAGCATTAGAATCAACAAATTTTTTAGAAATAACTGAATTTGTATTCATTTAATTTATTTAATTCACTTAATTAATTCATTTAATTCACTTATTTTTAAATTAATTCATTTTCTAATTGAAATAGAATATTTTTACAATTATTTAGACACATTAATTTATCCGTATTCTGTGAAGAAGTAATATTACAATTAACTATTTTCTTTTTACCCTTTTTGTTGTTATTTGGAAATAACAAATTTTCCAAAATTTTACTCAAAGGTATTTCAGTTGAAGCAAAATTTTTACAATTATTCCCATCAGGAGAATTTTTTTTACAAAAACAACGTTGACAAACTCCACTTGGTTTAATTTGAAAATAAATACCAGAACTTGTATGATTTCTATTAACATTTAAACAAAAATTATCATCTGGTTCAACAAAATACTTTGACTCATCAACCTTTGTAATTTTTTTTACTTTTATTTTTCCATGAGTTTGTTTAAAAACCTTCTTAATAAAATTTTCAATCTTTATTGTATTATCATCTGTAGAAGTTATATTACTTTTCTTTTTCTTTTTAATACAATTATTTATTGGAAGATCTTTAATTAATTTAGTTTCTGGGTTATTTGAATAATTTATTATACTTGTTTCCAAAAGAGTTACATAGTTATCATTAAGAACACTTTTAAGATAATCAGGATCTATATTTTTTCCTAAAATTGATACAGGTTTATATCTACGATCTTCATCAATTTTTCCAGATCCACAACACTTTTCACATTCACTGCGATTTTCTCTTTTACAATATTTGCATGGAACCATTTTTCTACATCCAATCATTCTAAGTCCATTATCTTCATACACAGCAAGATCAATAACATCTTCCCATGAATTATATGTAGGTCTAGCTCCATAATATTCATTTAATTTTTCAACAATTTTAAGTCTTATTTCTATTGCTATTTCAGCTGTAGTCCATATTTTTGGCCATACTAAATGAAAACCAGATTTTATATATTCTGTATTGTCAATAATTTTTGTTTTATTGTTTGAAGAACAAATAATAACATTTTGATCAGAAAAATATTCTGATATAACTTCTTGTATTTTTAAAACAACTCTTTCAACTTGTTTAACACTTATTGCTTCGTCATCAAAAAAATCAAGATCTGAAATTAATCTAAATACTTTTGATCTATTTTCTGAAATATAATATTTTTCTCCATTTTGTAAATCCACAGAAAGTAATCTTAAAAATTCAGTATACTCATTCATTGGAACTTTCCATATTCCCCCATCCAAAAGATAATGAGTTGCATCTACTTTTTTTTCTTTAGGTTCTGTACATTTAATAAAAAATTTATTTGAAAGTATCCATTTTCTTAATGGGGGAAGATTATTCATTTTATTATAACAATATTTTAAACTTTAAATAAATTTTATAACTGCACTAATTCTAGTTATATGCACACTTTTATTTCCAGGAACAGAGAGCTCTTTACGCTTAATACTTTTCACTTGCATAAAATTTTTCTTTTCAAGTTCTCTATTTTTTAATGTACTATTCATATCATTTTCTATATCAGTTATATTTTCTATTGCATAATTTATAATTTTATCCTGTATTGCAAATTTAAAAAAATTTAATTGTCCAATTGTTGTAATTATAAATTTATTACTTTTAATTTGATCTAAATTATCATAGTCGTATATGATATTATTTTCATAATCAAAAATAATACGATCTCTCCTACAAAATGGGTCACAAAATTTTTTAGAATAAGCTTTAAGTTGAGATTTATAACTTTTAAATGGAAAATAAGTAATTTCTTCTCCGTTTGAAGAAATCAAAGTATAATTTATATTTTTTTTCTTGCAATAATTTGTAACAAACCAATCTAATGATCTTAATGAGAGTCTAGTTTGTTGTAAAATTATAGGAAGAAGAATATTAAGATTATCTTTATTTTTATAAAATTCTATTAATTTTATTCTCAAAAGACTATCCTTTGAACACAAGGATAATTCCATAATAGAATTAAAAGAATTTATTACTTTAAACATATTTAAATTTTAATTTATTTAATGATCATTGTGGTAACAACATAAAAAATAATTCCTGCTATAATTGAATTTACAATCAATGCAACTATACTTGGCTCAGTAGTTCCCATCATTGGAAGTTTCATTATCTGTTTCCATATTATCTTACTATTTAATATTATAAAAATAAGTATTACCAATATTGCATATTTCATTACTTTTTCATCAACAAGTGTTTCTTTTCTTCCAAAAAATGGAACTTGTTGTTGTACAGGTCTAGGACCCATTTGTTGTACTTGTCTAGGATCCATTTGTTGTACTTGTCTAGGATCCATTTGTTGTACTTGTCTAGGATCCATTTGTTGTACTTGTCTAGGATCCATTTGTCTAGGATCCATCTGTCTAGGATCCATTTGTTGGGGATCTATTTGTTGCATTTGTCTAGGGTCCATCATTTGTGGAGCTTGTGGAACTTGAGAAGATGGTTTGCGTTGTATTTTGGTACCTCCAAATTCATTTTCATTCATTATTAATAATTATTTCTTTTAATTATTTCTTTTATTTTTAATTATTATTTTAAACGGATATCTTTATTTTATCATTGAATATGGAACTGGATCTAAATCTATATTTTTAAAAATTCCATATTTACAATTTATAAGAAAAAAAACCAAAAAAACTAAAAAAAATATTAAAATAATTACATTTATATTTAAAATATTTGAAAAAAGGGAAATTTTATTATTTTTTATTGTTTTTTTAACAAAATACTCTGGATTTACCAATTTAGGTAAAGAATTTTTTTCCATTTACCTTATAAATTTATTTTATTAAAATAAATTTTTTATTTTTTCTATTATTTAAAACATCACTTAATCCAGTTAAATAATCTGATAAACCATTCCAATGATAATCAGGAGCATTCATTCCTGGATGTGCATTTATTTCTAAAAGATATAATTTAAATTGTGAATCAGGCATAATATCTATTGCTAATCTATGAAATGCATTTCCTTCGCAATTAATGTACTCCTTAGAATTATCTAAAATAACACTTAACATGTTTTTAATTTGTGGAAAAACTATTTCTTTATAAAATAATGGACCAAATATTTCATTTATAGTTTCTTTTAATGGAAAAGATAAATCTTTATAAGCAAGATCCCCATTAATTTTTAATTTTTTATTATAATATATACTTCCTAAATGAAGATTTGTTAAATTTGAATAAACATTTTTATGATTGTTATTAGAATATTCCTTTACAGCACTAAAAAGTAATGAGTTATCATAAAGATAAATATGACGATTTTCATTAATTATAGTATATAAAACATAAATACGAATATGCACTTTACGTCCAATAGTGTCTTTAAATTTAGCACCAGATTCACTATTTCCATGAATACGTAATAAGAATGGTTTATCTATATATTCAGAAAGTACCCAATCAGCATATTTTATTTTTTTAGATATATATCTTAACACATTTTTATAATTGTTTGAAATATAAATATCTTTTCCTTGAAGACCAAGTGCCGGTTTTAAAATCCAGGTTTTAAAATTAGTTAAAGACATTATGTATTTTATTGTATCTTTATAATTTGGATCTAATACATTAAATGTAAATGTTAATGGCAAAAATTCAAATGAGCGTTTGTCATTACTTAAAATATCATACATCATTTTTTTATTTCCAAGATAGTTTTGTATTGAATTTATTTCAATTTTTATTTTACCGGAATCTATTAATGGTTCATGTAATGTTATTGAATCTAAATTGTTTGTAATCATTTATATTAAATAACCAAGAATTAATTTAACAATTAATTAAAGATTTTTCTTTTTTAAATTCTTGCTCATACATTTCCGATAATTTGGTTTACCTTTACATTTTTTGGCAGCCATTTTAAATTTATTTATATTTTTTGAACGAACACTTCGACTTTTACCAAATCCATTAAGACGCGCAAATTCATCAGCTGCACATTCTTTAAGTACATCATCTATATCAGCATCATCTACTAAATCGGTATCTTCGTAAATTTTAAGAACTCCCTTTTTATTTAGTTTTGCATTGTATTTTTTTGTATTTCCAGATCTTTCACAGAGTTCTGCGATTGCATTCTTTTTATCATCCAAAGAACCAATTGCCATTATTTTTGCAATAATACTTTGTAAAGTTACTGCTTCTGCAGCTGCAGCAGCTGGGGGTAATGGAGTCTGTTCAATAGGTTCTTCCTGAACTATAGATTTAAGACGTTCAAATTCATCAGCTGCACATTCTTTAAGTACAACATCTATATCAGCATCATCTACTAAATCAGTATCTTCATAAATTTTAAGAACTCCCTTTTTATTTAGTTTTGCATTGTATTTTTTTGTATTTCCAGATCTTGCACAGAGTTCTGCAATTGCATTCTTTTTATCAACCAAAGAACCAATTGCAATTATTTTGGCAATAATACTTTCTAAAGTTACTGCTTCTGCAGCTGCAGTAGCTGGGGGTAATTTAGAACGTTTGCGAGCTTCATAAATAATACCTGAACGAGCATATCTTTTACGAAGACTATCAATAACAGATTTTAAGCGAATTGATTCATTTGATGCACATGTATCAAGAAGTTCGTTTATATCACCTTCATCTATTTGATCTTCATCTGGGTCATAAATTTTAAAAATCCCTTTTTTATTTGCACGCACTGAATAACCTGGAATACCTGCACGTGTACAAAGATCAACTATAGCATTCTTTTTAGCAACTGGATCTGATATTTTACTTAAGGTATCTTTTATAGATTCTTTAGTTGCTTTTTTAAGCATTTTCTTAAATTCGGATTCAGGCATACTTTTAGCTGCTTTAACAAGAACTTCTTCTTCTTCAGAAGAATAGTCTCCTACCAAAGAACGTGCTTCAGAAATATCGGATGCTGAAACAGCTCCTTTTTCAATACATTTGATTAAATCTGAACGAGACATATTTTTAATCATCCAATCAACAATAACATCTTTAGATTTCATTTCTTCAAAATAATCTCGTGTAATTCTTTCAGATGGTTTGTGTACTGCAGGACCTGGCCCAATTGTTAAATTCTCAAGACCAGAAAGGATATCAGGTGGTACAATTGGAGATGGCATTATATTAACAGATGGTCTTCCAACTGCACGTGCTGTTGCAGGAGGTCTTCCAACTGGTCGAGTAGAAGATGATGGACCACCTGAAGATTTGGGGGCTTTTGTACGAGAACCTGTACATGAACTTCCAGAAACAACACAATTTAATATTTCCTTACCTGTATAAGGATCTATTAAATCCGGTGGTGTATCATTTGTCATTGTACTTTCATCAATATGGGCATCTGACCCATCTACAATTATTTTGAAATAAAGTTTTATATGACCAGCTTCAGGATCCCATACTTTATTTCCATCTTCATCTAAAAGATATACAGAATACCAATCAGAATCTGGGTAAGAAAATGCACATTCATTTGCATGAGGATAACCATCAAAAACATCTAAAAGATCATCATTTAATAAAGCTCTTGCAAGAAGTATATTTATTTTAGATGTATCGTTTCCAATATAACGCATAAAACCTTGTAATTTTTTAACTGAGCGTCCTTTACAAGGAGGGCCAGTCGGGACCATTAATGTATTTGTAGCAACGGCAGCTGAAGGTTTTGGTATACCACCAGGTCTTTTACTTACTCCAGCCATTATTTACTAATAAATAAATATTTTAAATTTGTTAAAATAATTTTAAATTAATTTTAAATTGTGTAATTTTTTTTAGTAATATTTTTATATAATTTTTTAAGACTTTCCAAGGATTCCAAGTCCCATGGAGTATCTTCATCACCAATACCTATATTTGTTAATTTTTCAATTAGTTGTTGTTTTTCTGACATAGCTTCTTTTGAATATAATTTTCTAATTTTTGTAATTAATTTTGGATCAGATACTTCTATTGAGCCTTTTTCAATATTTCTAAGAAATAATTTTAACTTATTAATTGGTATTTTCATAATATACTTCAACAATTCTTTATTAATTGTTAAATTTACAATTTTTGGGGGTATATTTTCAAACGAATAATTTATATCACCTGCTTTACAATTAATATTTTCAGAAATTATAAGATTTTTATTAACTTTAAATGGAACACCATTTTCATCAACAAAATCAAATTTATCAGAATTTTTAGAAGTATTTTCTAAAATATCTTCAAGTGTAAGAATTCCATCTGCTAATGATTTATCATATTTTGATTTAATACCAAGACGATAATAAATTTTTCCAGATGAATAATTTTCATAATAAAGTTTATATTTATTTTCTCCAATTGGTTGGTATCTTTCATCAAGCCTAATTATATTTCCATATTTATTAAGTGAACAATCTATACTTGTTTCTTTTATAACTTGTTCAAATTGACGATTAACATTTAATTTTGCCAATGCTCTAGAATACATATATTCTTCAACACTTATTGAATCTAAATTTTTCCATCCTCCGAATTTACGTGTTAATTGTGGATCAATTATTTTAGAATAACTTACAATTTGATTTGCATAAAATTTATGATTTTCGTCAATAAATTCCTTTATATCTTTAACATTGTTGGTTTTATCTAAAAATGTAGCAGCTTCGTAATAAAACCAATTACTAGATGGTTCACTTATATTAGCTGGTATCAATGTACTTTGTGTATTTTTTATTTCTATACTTGATTCTCCAATACCACCAGCCGGTGTAATTCTTCCTGGAATCATTTTTTTGTATTTAACTTTATAAAGTCTTTCTCCAGATCCAATTGTACTTAAATGAATAAATACATCGGTTATTCTTTTTGAAGCTGGTAGTTCTTTATGACTACAAAGACGAATTCCTCTTGCAATAACCTGTTGTAATCTTGAATCATTCCACCATGGATCAAGTACATGAATTTGACGAACTGCTTTAAAATCAACTCCTTCCATAACAGATTGTGTTCCAAAAATTATTTTTAATTTGGATCCATCAATATTTTCTTTGGAATTAAATACAGATCTTGCTTTGTCTATATCATATGAATCTACACTACCTTTCCAAATAAAAAATGATTTTCCGGGTTCACCATATGGAAATGAATTATATCCCAAAGCAAACATAACAATTGCCATTGCATCAACTCCATAAGTTACATAATTTGAATATACAAATACAGGACCTTCGGATTGTTGAATTATTTCAGCAACTTTTGCAAATTTTGTTGAAAATTCTTTTAGTTTATTAAGTACATTTTCTTGTACTTTGTCGGGGGTACTTTGTCGAGCTTCAGAAATTAGTATTTGTTTTAAACGTGTTAATCCAGCTTCTGCCTTAGCTTTCCGAATACCTTTTTTACTTTTAAGTTGTTCTGGTCCCAAAATTATTTCCGGAAAAGCGATATTACAAAATAAACGAGAATTGTTAAAAACACTTGTAGAAACTTCATCATTGTTTGATTCAGAACTTATAAATTTAATAAGAAAATCTTCACGATCTCCTATACCATTTTCTTTGTCTTTTTCTATTTCTTTTATAAGTGCCTCTTTGTAAATAGAATATTGATATGGATCCATTGTATGATGCATAACAATTGTCTTTTTGTATGGATAAGCTTCTGGGTTTCCTCCTTTAAAATAACTTACATAACTTGAAGTCATTTTTTTAAATAATTCGATATTAGTAATGTTTTTTGTTTCTGGATCTATAAATATTTCATTAAAATTATCATAACCATCTGGAAAAACAATACGTGGTCTAAGTAAATTCATAAGAAGTCCAAATTCAAATGGTTTATCATATATTGGACTTCCTGTAAGCAAAACTGTTTTAAATTGTGGATGAGCATGAAATGTTAATCCAAAAAGTAATTTTCTATAACTTGTACCTGTTGCACTTACTAATCTATGCGCTTCATCGATTATAAGAAGTCCATTTGGGTTACTTAATTTTGAAAGATAGTCTCCTGGAGTAAATGGATTAACTGAATTATCATATAATTGATTTAAAAATTTTTCATGGCTAATTATTTCATATACATTATTAACTTTTTTATTTTCTTCTTGTTTTAAAAAATCAATTTCTTTGCTATATTGTATTATTTGATTTTGATATTCTTGATATTTTTGATTATCTTCTGGTAGATTGTTCATAGTCTTTGTTATTGATTCAATTTTTTTACCTAAAATATCTAAACTTTTTCTTATTTTTTTATTTAGATAAAATTGACGTTCTCCTTCAATTACTATTTCTCCAGATGCAGATTTAATTTTATCTCCATCAAGATAACCAATAATTTCTGAAAAATATTGTCTTGTAAGAGATGCAGGTACAACAACTAAAACATGAAAAGGACTTCTTGAATTATTTGGTTCACCTGAAATTTGAATTGTATTAATCGGTTTATTATTTACAGATCTAAATTTAAATGCTTCACCTATAACTATACTAGTTTGAGTTTTTCCTGAACCAAGTCCATGATAAATAAGTAGTCCCCTATTTTCAACATGAGTATTAAAAATACGTCCTGCAAATTTTTGCTGTGGTTTAAGTGAATATTCAGATGGATTGCAAATATCATCAAATGATAAATCTGGATAATTGTTTGCAAATGAGTATTCTTTCATATTTTCATTAACAAAATTGTAATAATCTCTGCTTTTGTAATTTTTATAATTATTTATATTGAAATTTTTCATTTTTGGATAAATTTCAGATCCCTTAAAACACTTTAATGCATCAAATTTTTGATCAGAACCTATTATATCAGAATGATATTGGTTATAATTATTACAATCCATTTTTAATAATAACTTTTATTTTAATTAAATGTTCATTTCTACAAAATAATTAATTAATTTTTCCATGCAAATCTTATTTTTACTTCAGAATCATTATAAGATCTGTTTTTAATTGATGTAAGTAATTTTTTTAATTTTTCTGAATATTTATTTTCATCATTTTCTATTTCAGGGTCATTGTCTTTTTCTATTATTACATTATTCTTTTTCTTAATTTTTTGTTTTTTCTTTTGAACAATAACCGGTTCTTCTTTTTTCTTTTCAACAACTGGATTTTTCTTTTTAATAATTTTTTCTTTTTTCTTTTGTTCCATTTAATTTAAACGAAATACTTTTTATTAAAAATTCATCCGAATAAAAAATAAAAGTTATTATTATCAAATGACAATTTATGGATCAAAATCCCAAGTTTACAACGGAACTGCTGATATGACAAAAGGAGGTCTTGTCAAAAAAGAAATTGTTCGTCTAGATGATGGTTATGGAAATATAAGATATAAATCTAAAAAACAACAAAAAAGTGGACACAAAGCAAATTCATTTCGTGCTAAATGGGCTAAAGCAATGAAAAAAGCACGAAAAGAGCTTATTAAAGAAAAAGTTATTTCAGCAGGTGAATTTGTTCCAATTGGTGGTAAGACAAAAGAAGGAAAGGCACTTCTTAAAAGAATTCGGTCAATTATGAATAATTAATTTTGAATAATTAATTTTGAATAATTAATTTTGATCTTCATTTCTTTCAAAAAAATAATTTAAAATTTCTTTTTTAAATTCTTCACAAAAATATTTAGATGGAATTAATATTCCTTCTTTATTTTTAAGAACGTGTTCAACTGGAGAATAATTATATTTTATAAGTATTCTCCAACGATCATTATATTTTCTATTTTTTTTAGATCCATGAAAATAATGTCTAATAACACCTGGAATATAACCAAATTGTAAAGTAGATATTTTCTTTTCATATTCTAATATACTTAATTTATAATCTTCTGTAGAATCTTCATTAATTGATTTTAAACCATTGTTAAGTAATGAATATAACATTATATTATCACCAGAACCAAGTATTGCTAAATCATAAAGCCCGCCTATTTTTTCATATGCTTTTCGTGTCATTGCCCATGCATAACCTGGATGCCAATAATCTATTCCTTTAGAACAAAACTCTTTTTTTTTTGAATAATTATATCCAGCACTGGTACTGATATGCATTGTATTTTCTGAAGAGTTCATATCAATACAATGACTAAATAATTGAACAATATCTGAACATCCATTTAAAATTTTAAGTGTATCTAATGCAAAATATGGATTTTCAAATTCAATATCTGCATCTATCCATGCAAATGCTTTCCAATTTGGTGGAAATAATTTTGTTCCCAAATTTATCATATTTTCTTTATGCCACATTGGAACATCAGATGATAATTGTAAATGTCTCTTGTTATTTTTATTTGTTATTATAAATTTTTGTCCGGGATAAACCATTTCAACAATATAAAGTATTATATTTTCTTCTTGTTCCATTCTCTCAATAAATTCATTTGCAAGAATATATCTTCTTGCAAATGAACAGGGGTTACTTATAACAGCAATTACATGTAAAACAGAATCTATTGGATCATTATTTTTTATTGATGATTTAATATCATACATTTTTTTGGAATACATTTTTCTAGAATACATTTTTTTGGAATTTATTTTAATTCCATTAATTATTGTCATTTAATTAAATTGATTAATTAATTAATTCATTCGTAGAAATTATTTTACGTTAAAATCCCTAAAATTAAATGATAATAATTATTATCATTATGGAGTCAGATATCAAAGCTTTGGAAAAAAGAATTGAAGCTTTGGAAAATAAAAAAACCGAAAAGAAAGAAAAAGTTCCTCGAAAGGAATCAGAATACAATAAATTTATGAAAAATTATATTTTAGAAGAAAAGAAAAAAGGTTCAACAAAATCCCACAAGGATCTTTTTGGAGAAGGTGCAAAGGCATGGGGTGCACAAAAAGAAAAGAAATAACAAAGCCTTGGTTAATTTAAATAATTAAAAGTATTGGAGCATGGTCACTTCCCATTATAGAATCAAGAATATCAGAATCTTGAAATTCAAAACCAGGACTAAGCAAAAAATAATCAATTCTCCATCCATTATTCTTCGAACGAGCAGAATACATATTGCTCCACCAACTAAACTTAATTGTTTTTGGATTCTTTTTACGAAAAGAATCTACAAATGATTCAAGAAGTATTTCAAAATTTTCACGTTCTTCCGGGGTAACACCAGCTACATTTTTAATTTTTGGATTATAAATATCAATTGGTTTGTGTGCTATATTAAAGTCTCCACAAATAATTGTTTTTTTGTTAAATTTATTTAAAAAATTTTGAAAAAGTTGATCCCATTCTTTTACACGATAATCAAAACGTGATCCAGAATTTGGAACATATACACAGATTAAAAAGTAATCTGTATATTCTGCAACTAAAATTCTACCTTCTGTATCAAAATCTGGGCTCCATACTTCAATAGGTTCAATCTTTGATATAATAGCAGTCCCAGAATATCCTTTTTTTGTTTGGTGTGTATGAGTGTGTATATATGGATAAATATTATTAAATTCATTATTAAAATCAAATTGTTTATCAGTTGCACGAACCTCCTGAAGACAAATAATATCTGGGTTTTTGGATTCTATGAAAGGATACCATAAGTCTTTGCGAAGAAGACTACGAATTCCATTTACATTCCATGAAATAATTTTTGTCATTTAATTAATTAATTTAATTAATTTAAAAATCCTTTTGTAATTTGAGTTTTTGTAAAATTAATTGAGTGCATAAAATAAAGTATAAGGCTCTCCAGTAGGTAAACATTGATGATCAGCGTCTATTCCATATATATTATTTCCAGATGAATCTTTCATTGGAGTACCATCTTTATTATAACGTTGATTACAATTACAATTTAAAGGATCTATATTATCTATAATCTTAGGATTTGATTTTGTATTATATTCATAACAATTTTTTGGAATACTTACTTTTATTCTATTATTTGTAATTAAATCTGATTTATTAAGTTCATAAACAAGAGATTCACTATCATTAATATTAAAATTAAATCTTCTAATATTATTATTGTTTGTTTGTCTACATGCATCAGATGTTCCATATATGTACAAATCACTACCACCTTGTTGTAATAAAGCAGAATTTGAATCAGTAATATTCCATTTAGAAGGGTCTGGTTCTTTAAACCAACAACTTTGAATCGAGGGAAATGGATTTACATTTTTTACATTAGATGTTAACCCCAAATCATAAATAATGTAATAATTATTTTGATCATTATCATTCCATTTTAATGTAAAATAAAATTGTGGAAGATAATGATCAGCTGTGCTTCTATCTAAAAATGGATCATCTATATTTAAACACCAATTTGAAGGAAGTGAATTATTATTTGATAAACCATTGGAACACCTATTAGTTGATTCTTTAAAATTTTTATCCAAAATCCCATTTGAAAAAATTGTATCCGAGTCACTAATTTTACATATTTTTTCAGGAGGTGCATTTATAATAGGCGTTATTGTAATATTTTGTGTATTACCTGGTTCAATAATAACATTAGAATGTTTTAATCCATCATTATTATATACATTTATAGTTAAATCAACATTTTCTGTATTTTTTATTGTAATACTTAGCCCTAACCCATTCATTGATCCAGGGGCAGAAACATCTTTATTACTTGAATAATAAAAAGGATAATCATTATTACCAAAACTTTTACCATTTCCTATGTTATTAGACCAGCTATTTGTTATACCATAATAATCTGTATTTGTAGTATCAGGTTTAAAAGATAAAGGTGCCATAAATGTAAATGGAGAATTTATAAGTCCAGAAATACCATTATCATAATTTGTTCCATTTCCTGCACCACATGATAATGATTGATATCCATTATATTTACTATTTCCAGAATCATCAACTATTCCATCTGGAGTTCCTCTAAATAAACATTTATATGTATTATCTGTTTGATAAGTATCATTGTTTTGGTTTTGAACAAGTGATGTAAGTTGTGTTAAAATGTTTTTATCATGATATGAACAATTTCCATTTTGGAAAGTATCATTACCTCCATTTAAATTAGTATAAATATCGGAGATTGAACGTGTTCCTTCTAATTGTTTATTATTACTTAAATCAATTATACCATACCAACCAGTTCCTCCTTGTTGGTCTTTTTTTATCATAAAATTTTTATAACCATTTCCTAAATCATAACCACCTGAGCAATTTGTAGTACTTGAAAGGTCTGGGTTACAATTTTGCCACCACATTTCAGGAGGGGGTTTTGGAGATGGACCTACTTGTCCTGTACTACCTGGTGTAGGAGAACATTTAAATAAAGAATTAATAACCTGGTCGTCATTCAGCGAAGGTAATATATTACCTGATTTAATAGATGAACCTATTGCAGATGTATTACTTAATGATTGGCAAAATTTATCTACATTGTTGTTATCATCTGATAAACGTGTATAAAAATCTGAATAAAATTTTGGCCATGTTGTTGTTTGTTCTGAAGTTGTATACCAATTTGTAGCTACGCTTAAATAATCCTTTTTAGTTTTCTCATTTTGAATTGTAGTAGGTACATATTGATTATTCCCCCATTCTGTATTATTAAATAGTATATTAGAAGTATCTAAACCAATAGTACCTGTTGGATTGTTAATAGTCATTCCAGTAGATTTTGCAAATATCTGATTATCTGGTAACATAAAATTACATATATTACCCGTTGTGTCAGTTTGTTCGGGTGTACAATTTAATAAAGGATAAAAAAAATTTTGGGTAATTGCATTGTTGTATCCTTTTACAAAATTATATTTTCCATTGTTAATAAAAATACTTGCATTGTTGTATCCATTTACAAAATCTTTAAAATCTAAATAACTATCATCCTTTAATTTTATATAATATTTACCATCATCCGGAGTTTTTTCATTCCATCCATATCTAATATATCTATTAATTACATCACCTTCAATTGAAGCAGCACCGGTATTTTTATTATAATAATAATTATTATTATTTAAATCTGATAGTTTAGGCGTAGTATTAGTATAAACATATATAGAATCATTATTAACAATTTGTACAAATTTAAATTGATTTTGTTCATTTTGTATAGGTAGCCACAATTTACTATTTTTAGGATTTAAATTATTCATATCTGAAAAATAAAATGAATATTTATTATTATAAAGTAAAGCATCTAAATATGGATAAATATCGATCTTATCTGAATATTTTGGAAAAGAACACCCACCTGAATTATTTGGTATTCCAAAACTTGTATTGAAATTACCAACATTATTTGGATCTTGAAAATATGGATTTTTTAATCCAAGACATTGATCACTTGATAAAGTATAAATATTTATATTAACATTATCTTCTTTATTATAAAGTAAATAAGGTGCAATTCCATCTACATTAACATTTTGTAAAATAAATTTATCATCATATGTACGTGATATTCCTTCATATATATCATATTTTATGTTAATTGTAACTTGTTCCTTAAATAATCCACATTGAACTATACAATAATAATCGTTATTGTTTGAATTTATAGTCATTATTTCAGTAAATGCTAATGGATTATCTGATTTATTTAATTCAAATCTTAGTAACATTTGATATTTATCATTGTCTTTAAATTTTAAAAATTGTTTAAAATCATCTGGAATACCAGATATATCACTTAAATTTTGACAATTTTTATTTTTTTTTATAAACTCGTTATTTAATATAATAACATTTGCATAATGATCAAAATCAGTACTAAGAGAACCAGGTATTGCACAAGAACTATAAAAATCATTATTATAAATAGGAATTTTTAATACAAAACCATCTATTGTATGAGGAATTGACGTTAAATTTGATAAATACTTATTCTTTTGTTTAATGGTATTTAAATAATTAGAATTTAATGTTGTTACTAATTGGTTTATTACATCGTCTGGTATAGTTTTTAAAAATATACCTAACTTATCATATAATTGATCAGTAGTAGAAAATAATAAATTATTCATTTAAATACTATTATATATTATATTTTATTTTATATTTTATTTTATATTTTATTTTATATTTTATATTTTATTTTATTTTTATTTTTATCAAATATTATTAATAGTAAATGAATTAGATGATATACTTTCAATCGATATATCATTTGAAATATCAAAACCCTTTGTTTTAATATTTACAATGTTATCATTATCATTAAAATATATATTTAATCCTATATAATATTTTCCATTTGTTGGATTTGAATAACCAGAATTTTCAATTTTTCGAGAAATTAAAAATGGTTGGTTAAATTTTGGATTATTAATTATATATTGATTTTTAGTTGAGTCATATGTAAAAAAAGTTTTCCATGAAACATCAACTAATTGAAAATTTAATTGATTTATTTTGTTAACAGATTTTCCATCAGTAGATGCTATAAATACATTAATATTAGTAATATATTGTTCAGGATCTTTTAATATTTTTTTTATATTATCAGGAATGGTATCCAATTGAATTGTCATTTTATTTATTCCATAATTTCCTCCTAAAATTTTTACAATATTAACATCTTTAACACTTAATATTAAATCCCCTGTATAACTTTGTATACACTGAGAACCATTCCATGCAAATAGATCACCTGAAGTTCTACATCCCTTTTTAGTAAGATTATTTGGTTTTAAAGATTTACAATTATTTTTATCAGTTGCTTTACAACCAGAAACTGTCCATACCTCTATTACATTATCATCTGCTCTCAAAATTGAAGGATATCCGTTTGAATCATATGTACAAGATTGTTCAAGACCTGAAAAACCGGAATCTATCCAATCAGGACATAAACCATTACCAGTAGTACAATAAGATGTCGGTAAAGATGTTGTTTCACAATTTCCATTTTCATTTTTAGGAAACATAAAATCTGGGATTTCACAATTACGAGATGGATCAATACTACTTTTTTTTCCATCATTTAATTTTTCAATACAATTATTTAAAGTAGAGTACGTTCTCCATGTAAAATTTTTTGAATTATTTTTAGTACAATCTATCGTATGTTTACAATATCCATTATTATATCCACAAAAATCTAATCCTCGAACATTATCAATAGTACCATCTTGTTTATATATTCCTGATTTTGCGGCATTTTTGCATTCTTCAGTAAGATCTATACTTTGTATATCAACAAAAGATGATTTATTTCCATTTTGATCACATGTATTTGAAAAAGGATCATTGTATTTATCTCCTTTTTTCAATATATTATATTTGTTTGGTCCTTCTACATAAAGTTCTGGTGAAAATGTATAATAATCACCCTTTTGTTGAGATCCTGGAAGTCCACATTTAAAAGAGGGAACATCATTATTAGGAATATTTTTTCCAAATAAAACTTTTCCATAATTTGGATTTGTATCTTTGTTGGAATAATCTATACAATCTTCATAAAATGAAGATTTATCTCCAGTTCCCGATAAAAGTTTACAATTATCAGAATTATAACCATTAAACCATTGACAATTTTCAGAATCATCAAATGCTGAAATTTGAAATGGTTTTGATTTATAATCTTTATCTACACATTTATAATCTTTTCCACATTGTACAAGTGCTTTATTTTCTGGGCTGCAAATTGGTACACATGTACCTAATTGACATGAATAAAATTCATCTGTATTACACGTTGTTGCGCATTTTGGTGGAATACAATTATTATTTAAACTTTGTCCAGAAGGACATTGATTAGCAGGTTTGTTGTTATTAAAACCAGTGATCACATAAACAATAACCGCAATCAAAATTATAAAAATATACCAATAATCTTTTATAAATTGTTTAAATTTGTTCATAATATATCTTTTATAATTAAAAATATTTTTATTTACTTGTATTTTTATTTACTTGTATTTTTATTTACTTGTATTTTTATTTACATGTATTTTCATCTTTTAGTTCATTATATGTCTGATATAAGCTCCATGGAATCATAAATGGAGCAGCTTCAGGACCCATTCCAGCTCCATTTATAATGGCTGTTGTATATTTTGCAGCTACATTTAATCCAGAATATACTTTACAATTTTTATCATCTGGTGGAATATAATATGGATTTAAACTTGTAGAATATTCTCTACAAATTTGATTAATTAATTTATCAACTGGTAATTTTTTAATATTTAAACATTTAATAAATCTTATCCAACCTCCCACGATATTTCCATATCCTTTTGTAATACCTGCTCCTAATAAATTTGGTACACTTGATGAATTAAATACCATTTTTCTAATTTTTGAATCATTATATAAACCAGAAACCCACGATGTTATTAACAAACTATTTGGATTTATTTTATTTAATGCAAAAAAATTAATACCTGGTCTTCCTTCTGAATTATACGCTGATTTATTCCACAAAGAAATATCACTATTTGGAAATGTCTTTGTACTACTACATGTATCTTCTTTATCAGATATTTTACAATAATCAGGACAGGGGGTTAAATCATAACAACTTTTTGCTTTAGAAATAACTGGCACATTAGAAAAACCATTTGGTCCATAATTTGTATAAACTATTCCCCAATCTGCAAAAAGTTGAGCCCAAGATCCACGACCTCCAGGAAAACCAGGTATATAATTATTTTTTCCAACTTCTGGAAAATTATCAATTGTATTAAAATCCTTTAACATATTAATTTCATTGGGGTCTGTTGTAGGAGTTGCGTCATTTGCCAATGGTGGGCTATCAAAAAAACCAATACAACCATTTTGGTATGGCCAAAATCCTTGTCCACCTGAAGCTGGTTTAAATACATTATATGTATTAGATCCATGAATGTATAATGAAGCTTTACTCCATAAAGAATCATCAGGTGATAATGGAGGATTTTGTCCTACAACTAAGCTATACCAATTTTGATTACCATAATAATCAATAATACCACATTTTGGCCATATTTCAGTATCTTCATTATTCCAGGCAATAGTTCTAGTTAAATGTTTTGGTTTTATATATCTATCTGGTTGGGGAAATCCATAATTATCAAATGCAAATAAATTATTTAAAACTTTTTGTTGTAAAAATAATATAGATGTTTCATCGAGTTTAAGTTCAGATTTAATAATTGATTGATATATATTAAATGAATACATATTTTGATTATATAACCCAATTGATGTAGGTTCAAATGTACCTATAGTTTCAGCAGATTTATATTTATTCCACCAATCAAATAAAGTAAAATATTTTAATCTTGAAACTAATAGTCCTGAAAAATAATACAATACAATTATTAAAATAATATAATAACAAAGTTGTATTCCTATATTCATTTATAATACTATAAAGTATTTTAAAATACTTTATTTTAATTTACTTTATTTTAATTTACTTTTCACATTGTGCTGCACCAGAAAGACCTCCTGCTGCAGCACCAACTCCAGCACATGTTACTCCTATTGCTAAACTTGCACCTCCAGTAAAAGGAGCTAACATAACACCTAACATTATACCTCCTATAAGACCAGCACCAGCACCTCCTCCAATACCAAACCATTTCTTTGTTGTACTACATCCTGAACCACTTGTATCTAGTGCTCTTGCAGTAAAATTTGTTGCATATTGTCTAAATAATTCATTCATAATTTCATCGTAACTTGTTAAATTAATATTTACACCTCTAAAAAATCTATTCCATCCACCTAATGGATATATCCATGTTCCATCTGAGTTGTGTTTATATGAACCATCTGCACCAATCATATTTCTAAATGCCTGTCCATCAAAAATAATACCAGTTGTTGGATCATCATATAGATCTCCTACCCACGAAGTTAAAATATAAGATTGTGGGTTAATTTTATTAATTGATAAAAAATTAACACCTATTTGTCCAGCCACATTTTTATTTATATTCCCTTGATTTATACCTGTTTCAAACCAAGTGGATATTCCAGGAGTAGAATCAGGTAATGAGCCATTGTCATTATCAGTACAATTATTACACCAACCAGATCCAATTGGACATGGACTAAGTGGTTTTGTTCCAGATACAAAACATTTTGCTCCATCTGATAAAACAGGAACTCTTGATATACCTGATTGTGTTAAAGTTGTATAAACTATTCCCCAATCTGCAAAAAGTTGAGCCCAAGATCCAAATGGAGAAGAGTCTCCAGGTATATACCATGGCTTTCTATTCCATTTACCATCTTTTTTAATTCTTGGAATTGGTAAATATTGAATAAGATCATATTTTTTAAATGTGCCATTGTCATTGGGGATGTCAAAAAAACCAATACATCCATTTAAATGTGGCCAAAAACCACCTGGAAATCCGGGTTGGGGGGTGTTTTGGCACCATACTGGATCATATGCACTTATATGATTAGCAATTAATTCTGGTAATTTTGTTTTATAAAATGTATCACTATGGATAAAAATTGTTGTCCCATCCATTTTTCTTGGAAGACCTATCTCACTTCCAATATTATCATCACCTAAACTATAAAATTCTGCAAGAGCTTCACAAAATTCTACTTTTTCTGAATCCCCCCATGCAATACTTTTACAAATATGCGAGGGATCAATATATTCACCACTTCTTGCTACGTCTTTCTTTATGTTATTTATACAAATTGATTGTAAAAGCATAACATATGTCTCATTTATTTGTTTAGGACCAGATACAAATAATTGATGTAATTTAAATGAAATATTTGAATAATTAAATAATGCACATGACATTAAATCTATGGAATTTTTAAATTCTTTTCCTCCATTGTTGTTCCACCATATAAAAATATCTATATAACTTGTATAAGCCATTACATAAGAAAATATTATAAATATTACTAATAAGGTTACTAATATAACAAATAAATTTTTTTGAAAATTTCCTAAGCCATTAATCAAATCAGATGCTTTTGGTATTTTCATTTATAATAATGAAATATTTTTAATAATAAAATAAAATATAATATTTCATTATTTTATAACAATGAAAGAAAAATCAAAACTTAATTTTGTACATATTATTAAATTAATATGTACAATTATATTTGCTATAGTAATAATTAAATTTTTTTTAGTAATCTGGAATGCTTTAAATAATCCAGGAAAGGCAGCTTCCGGTGCTATTGATTGGGTAGAAAAAGAATTATCAGATCAATTATCTGCATGCAAACCATCATGTAAAAATGCATCTGGTGAAGATGCATGCAATGGATTTCCTCCTATATTAAATCCAAAATGTTTATTAGGATTAGCTGCCTTTGATTGGTTATTGGGATTTTTTGGTATAGGTCTTATTAGAATTTCTAGAATAATTCCATTTTTTAAAAATTTATTTGCAAAATGGGGATGGACAAACGATACAATGGAATTTTTAAAAGCTAAATTTAGTTTAACAAATGAACAAATAACAAGTGAAATAAGTGATGCAACAAAAAAAATAACAAATATACAAATTTCTGAGATTGAAAAAGCAAAACAAGATATATTAAAAAATTTAGAAGCAGATATTATAATTGAAACAGATAGTGTTAAAAAAGACCTTTTAGAAAAAGAATACAATAGAATAAATAATCAAACACCCGAAGAATTTAAACAAGAAGCAGCAGAAAGAGCTGGAATAAATAAACTTTATAATATTGCAAAGAATAAAATTGGTCAAGATCCAACACAATTAGCAAGAATAGAACTAAATGCAAATACAAGTTTATCAAGAGTTACAGGTATAGAAGTAGCAACTAATCCTGAAGTTATAAAAGCACAAGAAGAAGTGAGAGAATATTTAGAAGAACAATTTAGAGAAAATGAAAGTTTTGGAGATAAATTTGAAATTAGAGAATAAAAAAATAATAATTAGAGAATAAAAAAATAGTAATATTATTTATTGGATGACTAAAAATAATTATTTTTTAATAAATTGTATAATTTTATTAATTTTAATAATAATTATCAGTAATCTAAATAACTTATTATTTGGAATAAATAACTTATCATTTGGAATAAATAACTTATCATTTGGAACAAATAAATCATCATTTGGAAAAATTACAACTAATTTTTATTTGGGTAATTCCGTTATTAACAATAATGATTTTCCATCATTAAAATATACATATGAAAAAATTAGTGGAAAATATCCTACACAATCATTGGGGTTAACTAACAATGATAATATTAATTCTTTAGTATTATCATTTCCAGAAAAGCAATCTACTAATCCAGCAGGGGGTATAAATGGAGATGATGATAGAATAAAATTTTGTAAACAATATTTATACATGGATTTTCCCAATGGTAATATTGCAAATAATGTTATAGTTACATGTTATGATATAATAAATCAAAAATTAATAAATCTTAATAATAATGTTATTGGTAATTTAAATATGTTTTCTGAAACTGAAAAAATTGATAATGGTATAGATAATAATTATACTTTATCAGTTGTAGGAAATAATAATTCATTTTCGTTTTTAGAAAATGAAAATGGAAATTATCTTATTATAATAGGATTACAAAACCAAGTACCATTTAAACCATGGTATCCAACTATTTATTTATATAAAACACCTGGGTTAAATGAAGCAATGTGTGCAGCCAAAACTAGTATTAATGGAAGAATAGATGTTAGTGATTGTGAAAGTACTAGTAATAGTAACATTATCGACAGAAAGGAATGTAGGGGATGTATAATTAATTTACAATTAAATGGAAAACAACCAAGTATCGAATTACCATTATTAAAAGTTTATAACGGGGTTCCTATTTATGATAAGGATGGAAGTACAATATTTAACCCAAATTTTGTTAATGATAAAGGAGAACTATGTTATTTAATACCTACTCTTTTGAGTCTTGAAAAATCTATTGGATTTAATGGCAAACCAAGTATGCAATTTAGTATTTTTATGGAAAAAATAAAAGTTCCAAAAAATTCATATATTTCATCATCATATATTTCATCATCATATATTTCAAGAATTGATAATGTACCACAAATTGATAATTTTATGGTAGTTTATTATACAACTTTAAATGAAGATTTAACATATTTTTCAGATGGAGCTTTTATAATAGATATTACAAATTTTACAATTTCAGGAGATATAGTAACTAATACAGATTCTAAAAATAAATTAAGTGATCAGTATCTTAATGTTTCTTGGGGAAAAAGCTCAATGGGATCGGCACCTGGAGTAAATATACAAATTCCAATTCCAAATTCTAAAACAACAATTAATACAGATGCAAATATAAATCCACCATTTGATTTTAATTTTTTAAGAATATATTATAAAGCATTTAAACTAAATACAATAACTATAAAATCATATTCACAAACATCCGTTTATGGAATGGATAATTCTTTTGATATTGGCCCATATCTTTTTAACAAGGATCTTAGGAACATATATTTTTATGTAGATTTCTGTGGTTTGATGTCAACATCATTAATTGTTACTTTATTTGATTCAAAGAAAAATGTTCTTGATAAATTTTCAAAAACTTGTTAATTAAAAATATTATTCGTCAAAATCATACTTATTAAATGTCATTACATACTAAAGAGTTTTAATGAATATTCAAATTAAAAAATTCGATCCAAAAACAATAGATCCATGTAGAATATGTGTTTTCATAGGAAGACGTGGAACTGGTAAATCACAATTAGTAACAGATATACTTTATCATCAACGAAAAATTCCTATGGGTGTTGTGATGAGTGGAACCGAAGAATCTAATGAACACTACAAGGAATATGTACCAGATTCTTTTATTTATGGACAATACGAACCACTTGTTGTAAAAAATATAATAGAACACCAACAAAAAATGCTCAAAAAATTAAAACCAGAACAAAAGGAAAATTTTAGTGATCCAAGTAATAGTGTTTTTATGCTTTTGGATGATTGTATGTTTGACAATAAATGGACTCGTGATAAAGATATGCGTTGTGTTTTTATGAATGGCCGGCATTATCGTATTTTTTTTATGCTAACGCTTCAGTATTGTATGGATTTACCCCCTGCTTTAAGAGGACAATGTGATTATATTTTCATTCTCAGGGAGAATATTCTTGAAAATAGAATCAAACTCCACAAACACTTTTTTGGAATTTTCCCTACATTTGATGCATTTAATGAAGTGCTTACTCAGTGTACGGAAAATTATGAATGTTTGGTACTTAATGTTAGAAGTACAAGTAATAAAATTGAAGATGTTGTTTTTTGGTATAAGGCAAAAGTTGGTAGAAAATTTAAAATTGGATCAAAGGAACTATGGGAACACCACGAAAGAAATTACAATCCAAATCAAAATCAAAATGAAATTGAAAATACAGAAATTAAAAAGAAAAAAGAACAATCAGTTGTTGTTATCAAAACCGATTCAGAGGGGAAAAAGAAAAAGAAAAAAATTAATAAATAGAAATTGGTTGTTGTGTTCCACCTGGACCAAGTAAATGTTGTTGTGTTCCACCTGGACCAAGTAAATGTTGTTGTGTTCCACCTGGACCAAGTAAATGTTGTTGTGTTCCACCTGGACCAAGTAAATG